TGCGGTCGGCCTCGGCGTTGATCGCTGGACTGGGCCGCAGTGGGCGAAGCTGCTGGGCACAATCAAGCCGCGCCGGCGCGCTCCGCCCCCGGCGCAAGCCGCCGAGCAGAAGCCCGACACTCCTCCCGCTGTGCAGGCGCAAGCCGGCAAGCGGGCAGCCGCTCCGAAGCGGTCGAACCCGTTCACGAGCAGAGGGAGGTAGGATGGCCTACCAGCAGTCCGACCTCGACCGGCTCGACGCCGCGATCGCCAGCGGCGTGCGCGCGGTGACGTTCGCCGACGGCCGGAAGACCGAGTATCAGAGCCTCGATCAGCTCCTCGCGGCGCGCAAGGTGATCGCCGGGCAGATCGAGATGGCAGCAACGACGAAGTCCGCCCTCGTGCGCCGTCGCGTGCCTGTTTTCCGGTCAGGTCTCTGACGCGGTGTCGCCCGACGACTATATTCGCGCCAGTCAGGCGCGCCGGGAAGAGCGTGCGCGCACAGCGTCGGCGAGGCCCAGCCGCCCCGCGCGGAGCAAGTTCGGCGCTCGCGCTGCCTACGACGGTGCGACCCAGGGTCGCCGTGCCGCCAATTGGCGCCGCACGCGCTTGGACGCGAACGCCGAGCTCAACCCGGCGGTGCAGGCGCTACTGCGCGGGATCGCGGCTGACCTGGTGCGGAACAATCCCTTCGCCGCTCGCGGCGCGGCGAAAGTCGCCGAGGCGATTGTCGGGACCGGCATCACGTTTCAGGTCTATCGCGACGGGAAGGTCGACGACAATCTGAACGCGATCGCGCGGCGCCACCTCGACCGGCCGACCTGCGACGCGTCTGGGCGCAGCGATCTTTACGGAATGCAGCTTCAAGCGGCTCGCACCATCGTCGAGCGCGGCGGCGCGGTAGTGCGGCGGCGGTGGCGGCGGAAGTCGGACGGGCTCCCCCTGCCCTTCCAGATGCAGGTTCTCGAGCCGGACTATATCGACCCGTCGCATAACGGGCCGCTGTCCAGCCAGCCTGGCGTGAACGGCGGCTTCTGCATCAACGGCGTACAGTTCAGCCCGATCGGCCAGCGCGAGGGCTACTGGCTCTACAATGGGCATCCTGGCGGCAATCGTGTGGACCGGCTCGGCTCGACCTACGTCAAGGCCGAGGACATCGCGCACGTCTTCCGCGCCGATCGGCCGGAGCAGGAGCACGGCGCCACCTGGTTCGCGCCGGTCATCCTGCGAATGCGCGACTTCGCCGACTATGAGGACGGCCAGCTCACCCGCCAGAAGATCGCGTCGGCCTTCGTGGGCGTCGTCAAGGGCGAGGACGCCGGCGGGCGCATTCCCGGCATCGTAACCGAGGGGGAAGAGGGCGAAGAAGGCGCGGGAGAGGGCCTCTATGACGAGCGCGAGCCGCTCGATTACGTCGAGCCCGGCACGTTCCAGTATCTGCGCGATGGCGAGGAGGTCACCTTCTCCAACCCGCCCGGTGTCGAGGGCTACGCCGACTATTCGAAGGTCTCGCTCCGCGCGGTCGCGGTCGGTCTGGGCGTCCCTTACGAGGTTCTGACCGGCGATCTGTCCGGGGTCAGCTTCATCTCCGGCCGCCTCGGCCGCCTCGAATACCGCGACACGGTTCTCGCCTGGCAGTGGCTCATGTTCATCCCGCAATTCTGCGGTTCCGTGGAGCGCTGGCTCCTGGATGCCTTCGAGTTCGTCGGCGAGGACATCAGGGGAGTGGAGGTCCGCTGGACCCCGCCGCCCACCAAGATGCTGGATCCGGCGACGGAGATCGCGGCCAACCGGGACGCTGTCCGCTCTGGTCAAGCGACCATCTCATCGCTGGCGCGCGAGCGCGGCGAGGACCCCGACAAGTTCCTGGCTGAGTGGGCGGAAGATGCCCGCCGCCTCGATGCCCTTGGGCTCATCTTCGACAGCGACCCGCGGAAAGTCACCGCGGTCGGCAACCCGACCAACCTCACCGACGCCGTGAAAGCGCGCGCGCAGCGGGAGCAGCCGTAGCATGGATATCCTGATCTACGGAATCGTAGGCGACGAGTGGGACGGCCTCGACGCCAAGACACTCTTCGGCCTCATAAACGGTTCCGACGAGGACATCGTCGTCCGCATCAATTCGCCGGGCGGCTACGTCATGGAGGGGCTGGCGATCTTCAACGCGCTGGCCGCCGCCAAGGCCGCTGGCCGCAAGGTGACCGTCCACATCGACGGCCTCGCTGCCTCGATGGCGTCCGTGATCGCGATGGTCGGCGACGAAATCACCATGGCGGACAACGCCTTGATGATGATCCACAACCCGTGGGACGTTGCGATCGGCGACGCGCGCGAACTCCGGGCCGCGGCCGACAAGCTCGACGTCATCCGCGATCAGCTGGTTCGCATCTATTCCGGGAAGACCGGCCTCGCTGCCGACGATCTCATCCCGATGCTCGACGCCGAGACCTGGCTCGCCTCCGAGCAGGCGCTCGAGCAAAACTTCATCACGTCCATCACCGAGGCGTCCAGCGCCGCGGCCTGCGACGTCACCGCATTCGGGTTCCGCAAGGCCCCGGAAACCCCGCGCATCTCCGCGATGGCGATGATCGGGAAGCCCAAGGCAGCCGCCGGGCGCCCTACCCAGGAGAACCCCATGAACCTCTATGAGACCCGCGCGGCGCTCGTGGCCGCGATCGATGCCTTCCAAAAGGGAGGCGGCACCCAGGCCGAGATCGACAAGATCCGGAAGTCTGCCGTCGCGCTGAGCGCGGAAGACGCCCTGCCCAAGACCGGAGCGCTCGCGCTCACCCCCGCCGAGAACCCCGCCCCGGGCGGCACCATCTCGGCCGCCGATGCGCAGGCGCGCGCGGACGCCGCGGTCGCGACCGAGCGCACCCGCGTCTCGACGATCCGCTCCCTGTGCGCGAAGCACGGCCTCGCCAACGACTTCACCGACAAGCTCGTGAACGACGGCACCGCGCTCGCCGCGGCGCGCGAGCAGATCCTCGACAAGCTCGCTGAGCAGGGGGATGCGGCCAACATTGGGCATAACAGCCCGGCGCGCGTGACCCAGGACCAGCGCGACAAATTTCGCGAGGGCGCGACCAACTGGATCCTCGTCAAGGCGGGCGTCGCCCATCTTGTCGAGAAGGCGGCGGCGATGCGCGGCGAGACCGTGAAGCTCGATCCGGGCGAGTTCCGCGGCGTCAGCAACGTCGATCTCGCTCGCGAGGCGCTGGGCAACGCGAACATCGCGCTGCCCAGTCGCAGCCCCGACGCGATCGTGCGTGAGGCGATGACCGCGCGCTCGGCGATCACCCAGACGACCAGCGACTTCCCGGTCCTGTTCGAGACGGCCGTGCATCGCACGCTGCAGGCGGCCTATGCCACCACGCCGGACACCTGGTCGCGTTTCTGCGGCACGGGCACGGTCACCGACTTCCGCCCGCACAGCCGCTACCTGCGCGGCTCGTTCGGCGCCCTCGATCAGGTGAACGAGGCCGGCGAGTTCAAGAACAAGCCGATCCCCGACCTGGCGAAGGAGCTGATCCGCGCGAAGACGGTCGGCAACATGATCAACCTGTCGCGACAGGCGATCATCAACGACGACATGGAGGTCTTCTCCGGCCTCGCCGTCGACCTCGGCCGCGCGGCGAAGCTGACGATCGAGATCGACGTCTACGCGCTGCTCAACAGCAACCCGACCATGAACGACGGCCTGCCGCTGTTCCACGCCAACCACGGCAACCTCGCCGCGTCTGGCGCCGCCATGTCGGTCGCCGCCTGGGACGCGATCGGCGTCGCGATGTCCTCGCAGAAGGACATCTCGGGCAACGAGTTCCTCGAGATCGAGCCGTCGGTGCTGCTGGTGCCGCGCGCGCTGCGCGGCCTCGCCGTCACGATCAACGGGAGCGAGTACGATCCCGACGCCGTGAACAAGCTGCAGAAGCCCAACATCGTGAAGGGCATGTTCGGCGACATCGTCGCCACCCCGCGCCTGACCGGCACCGCCTATTACGCCTTCGCCGACCCCACGGTCGCGCCGGCGTTCGAGGTCGTGTTCCTCAACGGCGTCACCGAGCCCTTCACCGACAGCCAGGATGGCTGGCGCGTGGATGGCGTCGAGTGGAAGGTTCGTCACGACTATGGCGTCGGCGGCGTGAACTTCCGGTCGGCCTACAAGCAGCCGGGCGCGTAACCGCTCACCTGTCCAGCGCGGGAGGGTGAGCATCGCCCTCCCGCATCGGGAGACACCCCATGAAGTTCATCAAGCTCCTGACGTCGGCGTACGTGGGCGGCGCGCTGCGGCACCCGCACGAAGGCGTCCTCCACGTCGAGGATGGCGAAGCCGATCGCCTGTTCGGCGAAAACGCCGCCGAAGACGTCACCTCCGACTTCTCCACCAAGGAGAACAAGGAAACGCCGGTCGAGCACATCGCGGCCGACGGCGGCGATGCCGACGAGATCGCCGGCGAACCCCACCAATCCGAGGTCGCCCCCCAGGCGTCCGACGGCGACAAGCCGCAGCGCCGCAAGGCCGCGGGCAGCAAGGAGTAAGCCGACATGGCGCGCAACTTCGTTCAGACCGGCGAGGCGTTCACCGTCACCGCCCCCGCCGCCGTCGCCTCGGGCGCTGGCATGCTCGTCGGCGTCGCCTTCTTCGTCGCCCTTTTCGACGCCGCGCAGGGCGCCCCGGTGGAGGCCAAGCGCACCGGCGTTTGGGATCTCGCCAAAGCGACCGGCGAAGCCTGGGTGGCGTTCACCACCAAGCTCTACTGGGACGCGACCAACAAGCGCGTCACGTCCACCTCGACCAGCAACACCTTCATCGGCGTACCGACGCAGGCGCAGGCGAGCGGTGACACGGTCGGCCGCGTGCTGCTGACCGGGCAGATCACCTAATCCAGATCGCGCGCGTCCCTCCCTGTTCGCGCGCGGGCGGGGTCGGCTGGCCCCCTTCGGCCGGCCCCGCTTCCTCCTTCCCCGGAGCGTCGCATGAAGAAGATCATCTTGATCGGCGCTGCGCCGGTCCATGGCGTGATCCGCTACCCCTCGGAGGGGGCGTTCACCGTCTCTGCCTCGGCGCCAAAGGACGCGGACGATCGCGTCGTCACCGCCGATGAGGCGAACGCGCTGGTCGACGTTGGCCTCGCGGTCGAGGACGATGTCGATGCGCTGAAGGTCGCAGAACTGCGCGATCTCGCCGCCAAGGAAGGTGCCGACGTCGGCCCGGCCGCCAAGAAGGCCGAGCTCGTCGAGGCCATTCGCGACAACCGCAGCAACGAGGCCTGACCATGACGGCTACTCCATTCCCCGCCGGCACGAAGATTTCCCGCACTGTTGGCACGGAGGAACTTGGCCTTGCGCTGATCCTCGATTCCGTCGGCGCAGACGTGCTTGGCCTTGTGACGGCCAACCCGGCCGCCTTCTCCGCGCTCGGGCGTCTGAAGACGATCGCCGACCTGCTCACCGCCATCGGCACCAACACGGATCAGCTTGAGGGCTACCTCGACACCGTCGAGGCGCTGCTCGGCACCAACAACACCGCCACGGCCTCCACGGCGCCGGCGGACGACATCTTTTCGATCACGCCGAGCGATTCGGTCGCGCTTGCGACGGTGCCGAAGGCGCTTCTCGTGCTGACCGCCGGCAATGTCGCGGTGCGCGGTACGGGCAATAACCCCGTGACGATTCCGGTCGTCGCCGGCCAGATCCTCCCCATCCGGGCGCGGTACGTCTACGCGACGAACACGACGGCCACGGTTGTCGGGCTGGTCTGAGCCATGATCCTCCCGCTCCTCATCGAAGCGGGCGCGATCCCGCTCCAGTCGAGCGGCGGCTTTGGCGCGTTCGACGTCGCCCCGGAGCGGATCGCGATCGCGGCCAAGGTGCAGACGCTCCAGGTGATCGGCGCCAGCCTCCCGCTGGGCGCCGCAGTCTGGACGCAGCCCTTTGACCCCGCCGACAATCGCCCCTTCGGCTTCTCTTTCGTCGACCAGCTGGACGCGGACGACACAATCGCGTCGATCGAGCGCATCTCGCTCTCTTCCACGGCTGCGGCGCTGGGGCTCGTCATCGACGAGAGCGCAGGTCATAGCCCGGTGATCGACCAGGATGAGCCCGTCCGCCTCCAGCTGTGGTTCGCCGTCACGGAGGGCTTCCAGTCGGCCTCGTCATTCGATCTCGCCGGAACGCAGATGCGCGTCGCGTTCAAGATCAAGTCGACGAAGGGCCACACGATCGAACGCTCCGGCGTCCTGACGGTGCGCCAGCAATGATCGTCGACAACGGCGAGCGGAAGCGGCTGGAAATCCCCGGCGTCTTCTCCGGCATGGCCGGCGTGGCCGGGCCGTTCGTGTCGTTCATTCCGAACCGGCGCGGCAAGGAGCCGGAGGATGCCCGCGGCGCCACCTTGGAGGGCGTGCCGGTTGTCCTCAAGCCGGTGAAGGAGGCCAGCGGTCCTTTCTGGACCTCGCGCTACGAGGTGGTCGAGTGACCATCGCCGAAATGCGCGCGATCCTCGGTCTAGGCCCGGACGTGCCCGACGCGGAGGTCGTGGCTGCCTACGTCGAGTGGGCCGGGCTCGGCGCTGCGCTGTCCACCGGCGACGTCGTCGTCCCCTATGACCCGATCGGCTCCGCTCTCGACGCCCACTTCGACTCCATGTGGTCGCTTGAGGCGGTCTTCACTCCGCCGAACGAGCCGCCTCTGCCCGACCCGATCCGGGTCATCCGCAGCCAGCCCGACGAGGTCGTCAGCATGGGTCAGAGCGCGGTGATCCAGGGCACGAACATCTTCGAGATGCGGCTTCGCGAAGTCCTGGCGCCGAAGAAGGGCGCGACCCTCACGATCGCTGGCCGCGTCTTCCAGTTGAAGGGCGAGGCCATGTTGGACGTCGAGGGGCTCACCTGGCGCATGGGCGCGGTAGCCGCCTGATGCTGTCGGCCAAGTCGCTGGGCTTCTCCGGCATAGCGGACGATATCGAAGGCGAGATCGCGAGCATCGCGACCGGAGCGATGCGCGAGACGGCCGAGGCCACCCGCGACGAGTTGCGGGCGCAGACGGTCTCGGTCGGCCTCGGTGGCCGACTCCCGAACACCTGGACCGCGCGCGCCTATCCGGGCGGCACGAAGAACAGCATCAACCCCGCGGGCATCGTCTATTCGCGCGCGCCCGACATCATGGACGCCTTCACGCGCGGCGCGACGATCAGGCCGGTGGCCGGCGCGAAGTACCTCTGGATCCCGACCGAAAACGTCCCCCGGGCGCGCAGCCGCACCTCCGGCTATCGCCGGGTCCAGACCGGGAGCGGCTCCCGCCCCCTTCGCATCAAGGCCGGCGCCCTGACCCCGGAAGAGTGCGAGAACCGCTTCAACACGGATTTCGTCATCAAGAAGGGCAAGGCCGGCAGGCTGCTCGCCTTCATGGATCTGGTGAAGGGCCGCGGCGGCGGGGTGCGGATGCCGACCAAGGGCCGCCTGCGACAAGGCCGCGCCCCCTCACTCGTCCTCATGTTCACCCTCACCCGGAGCGTGAAGATGCCAAAGTATTTCGACCTCGACGCGAGCGCAGAGCGGTGGGTGACCCGCTACGACCAGGCGCTGACCACGCGGCTGGGTCGATGAGCAAGCGGAACGACGTACTGATGGCCGTGATCGCCATGATCGCGGGCGCCTTGCCCGCGGCGGAGGTGATCGGCCTGACTGACGACGACGCGCGCGCGGCGCGGGTCGGTAGCGGCGGCCGAGTCGTGGTCTACTCCGGCGACCCCGGTGAGCCCGAGATCGACCTGAGCCCCCTCACCTACAACTGGCAGCATCAGATTCCGGTCGAGATCATCTTCGACGACGAGCTCGCGCTGGACGCCGCGCTGATGGCGATCGGCGCCGCCATCGTCGCGGACCGCCAACTGGGCGGCCTGTGCGAGTGGCTCGACGCTGACGCGCCCACGCCCGAGACGATCCTTGCCGAAGGTGGCGACGGCCAGCGCGGCGCGCCGCTC